GTACTTGTCAATTCCCTGAGGGTTTTCAAATCGCTTAACATATAATGCCATACCATCTTCTGTCATTAAACTAGAAAGATATTTTTTATCGTCATGCTCTAGTTCAGCCTCTCCATTTTTAGTTGCCGCATCTATTAGATCAGTAATATTATCCCTACGGTTACGAGTGACTTTATCTGAACGTATCTGATGACCCTTCTTAATAGCATCTGAATCAGTCGAAGCAGTAATACCTTTCCACGGGTTATTAGGATCATTCTTCTGCATAGTGGATCCACCACCGTCATCCCCACTTGTACCAGCACCACCCCCATCTACAGGTGGTTCTTCCTCTGGAGGAGCTTCACCTTCTACGAAGGGAGAGTATCCTTCTGGAATAGGCTCTAACGGTTGATCATTAATGAACTTGATATTAATCTTATCACCAGAAGCATTAATGTAAACACGATATTCTATTAACTGTGCCTTACCAAACTCTCGACCTGTGAACTGCTCATAGGTAGGCAGCTTCCTACGCTTACGTACTGAACCCCCTTCTGCAAAGAATTGCATATCCTCGTCTGAGTCCATGCCTTCAATCATAGCATCAATCTCTGCAGCTTCATCTATATCATTATCTGCTACAGGGGAACCTCCAATCTGACCTTCTGCTTCCATCTCACTCAAGCCTGCCTTGGCAGTGTTACGCATCTTCATGAGTTTTTCTAGGCCAATGAAACGTACAACGTCAGCAGGTAATACAAACTCACCTTCACTAAGTTGTGCAGGAATATCATCTCGTACTTCTGCTCCAAGGGAACCCGTAGGAACCTCGTTACCTGATACAGGATCTACACTTGCACCGTCATCTAAGAAACCGCCTTCTGCAAAGCCACTGCGATACTTAATTTTCATTGTTAACTCTCTCTCGTAAATACTTTAATGATCGTAATGATTGAATTGCACCCTGAGACTGAAACAACTCCTTTGTATCGGTAGTCTGCTCCATCTTTCGGTGCTGCTGTTCAATTAGATAATCCATATACTCTGTAAAGGTTTCCCAAGTGGGCTTATCATTACATAGGTGCTTCAGCAGGAGCAGGTTCATTGCCACTAAATCCTTGTTCACCCGGAGTAGGCACTTGACCCATTCCAATGTTTCCGTTGCCTGCTCCCGTAGGATCAGATGGTTGAGGTGCTCCCTCTGCTGGGCCAGCCTGTGCTTGTGCTTCAGCTTGTTGCTTCTGCATAATCATTGCTTGCTCTTGTGCTTCTTCAATGTTGTTAGTTACCTTATCAGGATCTAGCTCCATTGACTTAGCAATCTCACGGATGATGTACTGTGACTTCATCCAAGGTGCTAAGGCAGGGTTTGCACCTACTTGTAAGAACTGCAGTAAGCGTTGGCTACGTACTTCATTAGCCATGAGGGATTCAGTACCACGGGCTTTAACTTCTAAGTCACCTCGTAAGGTCTTATCAAAATCAAACTGCATGTTAAACTGAAAGAAGCTACGGCCCATTGGCCCTAACAAGTAATCATCAATGTTCTTGATAACAGTCTTTATACCACCAGCAGCAGCATTCATCAACATACTTATACCAGAACTAGTACGACCTACACCCGTTACACCTGTCTGTCCATGAGAAAAGGAGGGTAAGCCTGTAGACTCATCTGCAAGCTGTCGTGCCTTATCAAATAACTGTAGGTTCTCACCTGATACGTTAGGGTACTTAGTGCCAAACAATGCTTGTCCCGGTGCACCACCCTGTCGCCTAAACACTTTGCCGGGGTATAACTTCATATCTTGGCCGGGAACTAAATTAGTCTCGTCTACTTCAAAGATTAGATTACCAGAAAGAACAGCATTATCCACAGCCATACGCATAAAGCCATTCATTAATGTCTGAGTATCATCCATGTTCTCAGCTAAACCAATACCAAATAGTGAGTATGGATTATGCTCATAGGGTACTGCGTAATAAGGAATACGTACAGGCTTAAATGGGTTCAGAACAGAACGCAGCACACGGGAATTACAAACCCATATATTTACTTGAAGCTCGTCTGCTTTTTCTAGCTCTTTAGGAATTTCAATCTCATAGTCTAAGAGTGTTTCCATATCCATAACGCCCCAGTACTCTAGTACTTCAAAGCGGTCAACACCTGTGTCTGCTTGATAGTCATTGAGGTCATCTTCCCAATATTTCTTAGCATAATTCTCGCCTTTTGTAATAACATCTTCGATGACGTTAGTACGAAAGAAAGGACGCTTCTTTAGTTCACGTAGCTGAGAACGATTTAACTTATGTCGTTGGATAGTATATTGGCACTCACTAATACTTGCAGCATCTGGATCAGGGTAGAAATCCCATACAGAAACATAAGATACTTTAGGTACTGTCTTATTAGTGGGAATATAATTACCCCCTTCATCCCAATCTGGATACTCTTTATCCACAGCCATTGGGCCTTTCATAATACCTGTACCAAATAGTGGCAACTCAAATGCAGCAGAACGTAACTGCTTGGTAGCTTCTGACTCTTCTAGCTGATCATGGATCTTTTTCTCCATGCGCTTAGCTGCAAGCATAGCAGGATTATAGTTAACAGAAGTAGGCGAACTACCTACACCTTCTTTAACATCCTTGCCTTCCAGTTTATCTTCTAATACTCCAAGCTTTAGGGAAGCCTCAGTAGCTCCTGCAGGTAGTTCTTTACCATCCCCGGCAAAGCCATAAGGACTATCAGCATCACTTTCACCCTCTTTGGCTGGGTCATAGTGTACATCTCCTACCACGCCTTCAGGTAGAACAGTAGGATCTACTGATAGGGGGAATCTACCACTACTAAACAGCACATCTGTTATCTGACCATAAGCAGCTAAAACTTTAGTCTTAGTTACTTTAATAAATACGCGAGACTGTTCAGCTTCTGTGAATTGCACATCAGGACTATATAGCCCCCTATAGTTACGATAGCTACGTAACCATGTTTGCTCATAATGTCTACGAGAAGTCTCTGCTTTAGTAAAGCGTTGAGTTACTGTCTCTACTAGACGGTTGACATATAACTTCTCTTCTGAGGAGTCTTTAACATCATCTAGTGAAACAGATTCGGTGCTTATCTCTGATATTGGTTGTTCTGCCATTTGTTACTCACAAAGTGTTTTAGTTAGTACCCGAAGGTGGAATCGGCAACTGCCATTTTATTAGATCGTGCTGTTGCTGGGTCGTAGTCAAATACACCATGCCTAGGGCGAGACATTACTCCGTACCTAAGTGCATCATATAAGTGATCATGTGCATAGTTAGTATCTATATCTTCTGGGTTCTTTTTATCAAGGGGTATGATAGGGAACTGAGAGATAAGGTTACTACAGTTATTAAAGATTACCATACGAGGCTCTTCAGTGAAACCATCCACCTGTAACCTTCTATGTAATTCATTCTTGCCTGATACTCTAGTACCCCTAGACCTATCCGAAGGCCTCCAGCGGCACCCTTTTTGTACCATACGCTCTGCTATACTAGGGCCAGTATCCCCTCTTTTATGCCAGCAAGAAGAGTCTAGTACACCATACTGTATCTGACCATCACCCTGCTCTGCTTCTTTAATCATATCAGCTAGATCTTCTGCTAATACTTGGGATACGTATAGCTCTCTATATACAATAAGCTGATCATTAGGAGCTACAGCGCACCATACAATAGCTGAATAAGACCCATACCCGTAGTCCCCTGCTCTGAACTTAGTCCAATTACTGGGTACTTCAAACGGTTCCACCACATGTATATTTCTATTAAACTCAGGAAAAGCAGCACCTTCTGCAATGTCCCAATCTCCTTCCAGCAATTGTCTTCGTTGCTGTTCTGGTAGGGATAGTAGGTTTGCTTCATAGTCACCTGTCTCGTTTAAATAAGGATTATCGGATAACTTAGCTGGTATAAACTTTCGTCTGAATAGTGCTTCACCTGCTTTACTGTGAGATGCAGGGTACGCCATTCTCTCCCCAGTCTCTGAATCAGTCGCATCAAATGATTTACCATAAGGTGCTGGATCAATGAACATCTTCTTTACCCAAGCATGGCCTCGGCCTCCGGGGTTTGTAGATGCTCTCATGTAAATAGGAAGATCAACTGCAGTACTACGTAGTCTTGACCTTAGATAGTTCCAAGCAAAGGGGGAACCCCATTGAGTTAACTCGTCAAAGCCAACCCAAGAGAAAGATAAACCCTGATAGCGAAGTACGTCATCATCTTTGTCTAAGTAGGAGAACCATAGTCTGCCACCTGATGGGGCAGTCCAAGTCATCTTACGTTCAGACCACTTAATCCCCGGAATAATCTTAGGGTACATCTCTTGTGACTTCCAGATTAACTCACGTAGTTCTTCTGTTGTATGTCTTAGTAGTAACCCAGAGAACTGGGGGTGTGTAATGTATCGTAGAGGGTCTGCTAACATTGCATATGACTTACCCCCACCAGCAGAACCACCATATAGAACCTCTCGCTCACCTGCTGCTAGGAAGTCTGTCTGTGGGCCTGCATTAGGAGAGAAGATAATGTTCTGCTCTGCCATCTCAACAGGTTGTAGCTGCGGTGTTACTACTACTTCACTAGGTGAAGCGTCTATCTGCAAAGTTTCTTGCACCTTTGCGGTGGCCTTCGTACTTTTCCGCAATTGCTTTGGCTTTGGCGTACCTTTCGGCCCAGTAATTTGCGCTTCTAGCTTTAGTCTTGTTCTTCCTGTCACTGTCTGCTCTCTTCTTCAAACCCATGTGTGAAATACTGCGGCCCGATTGAGTTGTTAGCCATGCCGATACTTCACGGTATGAGTACAACTTCAAGTGTTTCTTTGCTTGTTCTAACAAGTCTAGTTCATCAGGGATTGGTACAAGTATATCGTTATCATCTTCACATAGTAGGTATCCAAAAGGAACTGTCCTGCCTATGCGTGGTATAGGAACCCATTCATATGAGTCTAAATCTATATCGGGTAGTTCATACTCACCTGCACTGGGCAAAACTCCTTCTTCTATTGCTTCCATAATCACTTCTCTGTAGGGGAAGTAGAGATACAGTCAGCCACTCATATTATATTATTTTATTGGCGTAAGTGCTGTGTATCTCTACTAATTTGGTGTGGAGGTTAGTCCGAATTCTTAGGGGGAAGTAGCATTACGCCACCTGTAGTCTTAACTTCCACCTTCTCTGTCTTAGCGAAGCCTGCTCTATCCATCATATCTTTAGCAGCAGTCATCTTATCTTTGATACCCAATTGAGTAGGGTCACGTAAGGCAGACACCATCGCTGTAGCAGCCTGCGGTGCGTTACGAGCAATGTACATCTGAGTGTGTTCAGCTATCTCGTCCTTCAATGCTTTGATAATAGACGTAGTAGAAGTAGTAGAAGAATAACCAGCTAGCTTCTTAGCTTCAAGTATAGATCCATTAGCCTCTTCAAAGAGTACCTGTAGGAATAGCTGCTGTTGTTCTGATAGTTGTCTCATTATACACCTTGTGTTGAGTTAAATCTCTGTTCATGTAGCTTTATAGCCATACGTACTTGTTTAAATGTGAACCACTTACCTGTACGTACATACAGTGCTTCTCTAACATAGTAAGTTTCTGAGTGGGGAAGATCTGCTTTATGTAGCTTGTTCTCCCCAAGGAACTTATACATCTTTTCAAGTAGATTATCTTTAGTTTTGTCTGCTTGGAGTTGTTCATGTTTAATCATGTTATACAGTTATATCCATTTTAAGTTAAATGTCAAGCTTTATTTTACTAATAGAAGAAATATATTCAAGTTACAATACATTGTAAGTGTTGGCGATCTAGGGTTTGTAGTGTTCACCTTAGGTGTTGGCGATTTGAACCCTACTCACTACTACACTTAAGGTGCTTGGCAGATAAGATACTAGAAGGAAAGTAATTAGAGTGTTATATATTAAGGAGCATAGGAAGAAAGATAACAACTAGAGGAAGGCACCTTATTTGAATACCTTAAGTGTTGGTTTAAGTAGCACCGATAGTGCAGTTATACACTAATCTGGGGAAAAGTCAACAACTAATTGAAGTAATGTCGCAAATAGGTAAGTAATAGTCGCTTATTAAGTAACATAATAGCTGTAGCACCGTGTGTGTTACACCGAGTGTACCCGTGTGCTTCTGTTTAGCTGCCCGTGTTTTAGTGAAAGTGGTTTACACCTTCAAATACCTGATCTGTCGCAGCCAACATACATAATAACGCCCTACAGGGCGGTGGCCCCTGCCCCCACTGCCTCTTCTTTTGTCAAGATCAAGACTCTTTTACTCCAAAATAAAGTTATTGTCCCATCTGAACAAGTAAAATGGGGATAATGCCAGCACCAAAGGTGTTATATACCCTTAATATGGTAACTGTTACACAATCAGTGAGACATATTAGATGCTAGGGTACTGGTTAGATATACAGTGGTGGCTAAAAGTGACAATAGGGGAATACATAACAGGACATAAAAGACCTACACAAACAATAAACAAAAACCATGTTATCACTTCAAACAATAAACATAAGCTGCTACACAATAGGTGTTACATACCATACCCCATCAAAAGTGAGGCATTGCCATTGCCATTGACGGAATTCAGTCAACGAATTACTACTTGTAAATCATACACTTAGAAATTAGTTACACTTAATTGATCAATAGTGGTTGCAAGTGTAAGTGTTAGATGTTCTACTAGGCACATCTTAGCTAATCAAGTTAAGTTAACTAACTAAATAAAAGAGTATATATTATGACTAAATTAAATCTATCTGTTAAGCCTGCAGTTGTTGCTCAATCACCTATCGTGGTTACACCTATCATGGTAGTCAATGCCACTAAGGGGCCGGCCGTTTCAATTGATATTGCTGGAGCTGCCAAGGCTTATAAGGGGCTAGTTAAACAAGCTGGCAAAAGCTTACTTGTGCTTAAATCTATAGGGCAAGTGTTAAATGCTATCAGGGGCGATTATGATTCTAATACTCTGTACGGTAAATATATTGCTACAACTGCGTTAAATATTATGTCTAGGCAAGACCGTAATGACGCAATGTGGCTTGATTCTAAATGGGATGCTATACAAGCATTTAAAGTAGAAAATGATATTGCATCGAATAGCGTTAATGTACTACGCAAGCTCATGAATAAAGCGGTAAAAGAGACTACAGAGAGTGCCGAAGGGGGCGAAGGGGAAGAAGGCTCCGGTGAAGCTGGAACTGGTATAGTAGAAAAAACCCTTGATATTGTGGAACTGACAGAGCATGTACTAGGCCTAGTCTCTGCTAATGGCTTAACCACTAAGGCATTAATCAAGGCTTTACAAGCTAGCCTTAAGGCGTAAATAGTGGTTATATCATAGGGTATTGTGTATCAGTACCCTAGATTATACCCAATTCCATTGACGGAATTCAGTCAACGAAAGTAAAAAATGAGGTGTTAAAATGAGTGGTGCAACTGCAAATGATTTTAAAAGGTGGCGTGATCTAGCTAGTACAGTTAGCCTTGATTCACTTGAATATATTATAAAAGATTGCCGTCTAGCTAGGGAAGCCATGAAAGACCACAATCCAGAGAGAGAAAATTACTATGCGGATATGGGGTTCACTTATTCCGATGAATTGTATAGGCGTAATAAACAAATAAATTAGGTGCTATTGACAAGGGGAAGTTACACTTGCTATAGTGGCTTATCAATTTATGAATTAGCAAAATCCATTGACGGAATTCAGTCAACGAAATCACAAAAGGTAAACAACATGAAATTATTAGATACTAGTGGCGGTAACACTAAGCTTAAAAAGAATAACAAGGATGTTAAAATCCGTGTAGCTGGCTTAAGTCTTAGACCTAACATAAACCTTTGCCCGATGCAGGTGGTTGCAGGTTGCAAGGAACCTTGCCTTGAGGCTAGCGGTCGAGGTGGCTTTGATAGTGTCAAGGTGGCAAGGCAAGCTAAGACAGACTATTACATGAATTATAGGGCTGCATTTATAGTTCAGCTTAAGGGTGAGCTAGCTAACTTTGAAAAGCTATGTGCAAAGACTGGGGTTGTGCCTTATGTAAGGCTAAATGTTATCAGTGATATTCAATGGGAATTACGGGCCAATGGTTCCATACCTCAAGCATTCCCTAACATTAATTTCTTTGACTATACCAAGGTGGCTAAACGCTTAGCTAAACTACCTGCTAACTATGAATTGATGTTTTCTTATAGCAAGGCTATTGCATACCAGACTCAAGTTAAGGTGGCATTGAAAACTAATGTGCCAATGAGTGTTGTATTTTATGGGCCAATGCCTACTACTTTTATGGGCAAGGTGGTAGTGAATGGGGATAACTCAGACATTGAGAACCTCAAGCACAAAGGAAAAATCATAGGCCTAAAGTACAAGGTGGCTAAGGGTAAAGGGATTAATCCAATGGAAGAAGTATTTATTGTGAATACAAACCATATTGCACTGCATAGTGTGGCGTAGGCTTAACAGGTAGCATTAGGTTAGTACCTAGTGTTACTGATTAAACCAATTCCATTGACGGAATTCAGTCAACGAATTACATAATAAACTGGAGTACATAGTATGAATGAATTAGAAGCGGCTATCATGGCAGCACAGGAAAAGAACAGCCTTACTACAGTTGTATCTAAAAAGTACCTAGCCACTATGGAAAATGATTCTAACTTGCTGCAATCTATTGAAGCACTAGGATTGTTAACCCCACTGCAATGGGTAGATATTTACAAACATTTAACTGAGCAAATGGAGTAACTAACATGAATGAATTAGAATATTGGGTTACCACTGGGTGTCTAGTATTACTTGCAGCACTTAACGTGCTAATCATGGGCATTCTTTTAATGGGCTATTACAGCTCACTTTAAACTAAAGGTATACCCTAGGTAGGGGTACCACCTTAAAACGCCTTAGAGAGCACTACAGGAGCTTACAAGGCATAAATGGAGTAACATAATGAGAACATGCTATACAAACAAGCAAGCAAAGCGTATTGCTATGATCAAGGCAGCTTCTATTAAGGTTAAGACTCGTAAGGCTTTTGCACTACGGGTAACCATAGAAGATTTATTGCTAGAAAGAAGTACACTTGACAAGGGTAAGTACACTTGTTAGAATGGTAATCAGTAATCAAGGGCAGGATAACTTGCCCACTATAAAATAAAGAGAGTAATTATTATGACTAAATTAGCAATCAAAGCAGTAGCAACTACAACTAGCACTAACGTAGGCACTTTCAATATTAAGCTGAGCGCAGCTCGTACTGAAATGCGTAAGACTATACTTAAGCAGGTGTTAGCCACACAAGGCCAGCCACTTAATGTAATCTTGACTAAGGTAGGTCTTAAGGTAGGGCCAAATGGCTACAATGATCTATTAGAAATGTCTGTTGGACGCTCCCTAGGTAATGGGGAACGTACACCAGCACTTAACTTAATTAGCCGTTTACCTAACGAGGAAGACTACCGTGAAAAGTTAGTGTATCTAACTCCAAAGGGTAGCCGCTTACTAAATGAGCTTAACGCTTGTGGCTTACTATGAATAAATTATATATCGTTCTAGACAGTGAACTTGCTATGAATGAGCTGGGATTTAATGAGGGAGGTTGTGGGGTATTTAGCACATATGAGGATGCTTTAGCCTCTGCCAAAGAACGTCATTCATACCCTTACGGCACCTCAGACGAGGAAGTTAGCCCCTATTATGATTATCAGATTATGATTGTTGCGAAAATAGGCCACTCAATAAACCAGCGTGAAATTTACTTTAACCCTCCCAAATAGGGACAAAAACTAACTGGGTAGGTCACCCACTGTGGTGACACTATCCTATAAGGAAATCCATATCATGAATGCACTAACCAAGATACATACACTACCAGCTTTACCTGATTACCTAGACTTTGCACCAGTACGTGAGCAACAGACTCGCAATGGTGCTTTAGTAGATGGTAAATGGTGGACTGTTAACCCTAACACTGATGAAGTTATTGGTGATGGAAAACGTAACCATAACCCTGCTAACTTTAACCTAATGTGGGATTCCTTAAGAGAGGGGCTATACCACTCTGGTTTACAGTTAGATGGTGTGACCACCACATTCAATACATTTAACAACAATGCAGGTATGAGGGCTGAGATTACTTTGCCTAATCAAAACTTTGTGGAAGCCTTGGGTGAGCCTAGCTGCCTTAAGATTCGCATTGTAGATAGTCATGACCAAACCCAGCGTAGACAGATTGGTGCTATGATTATGCGCCTTGCTTGTCTCAATGGCATGGTGTCAATGGCAGAGAACACTAGCCTATCTCAATTACATACTCAAGGTGCTAACCCTGAGCGTATAGGTAAGGTGGCAGCACAATGGCCTACACTTTTAATGGAAGATGCTGACAAGATGAAGAAGATGCAGGAAGTTTTCGTTGGTAGGGGTGATGCTATAGACTTTTATACAGCACAGGTTGCTACTACTAAGACTCGCACTGGCCCTAAGATTAACAAGACAATGCTTGATCGTATCATGGGGATACATGATTCGTATAACTTAGGTGACAATGCTTACCATCTATACAATGTGCTTACACATTTGAGTACTCATGTTGAGTCGGAGGCTTGCACTACCAAGAAGCAGTTGGTGATGGAAGATAAGATTGGAGCTATCGTTAAGGGTGATGCCTTTAAAGAGTTAGCATTTGGTTAAATCCATTGACGGAATTCAGTCAACGAAGTGGTATACAGGAGAACACATGAACATCAAGATAAGTAACACCAATGGTGTCAAGGATAACCGTAGCTATGTACGAGTGTATGTAGATTCTATTAAGGTAGCCGAGGTATCACCAAGTAGGCGTAATCCTTTAGGCTACCTAAGAAAGTATCAAGGCTCAAAGTACTGGGATTCAATGCAAGAGCAGATCATGGCCTTTGGCTATGAGGTATGGCAAGTAGATATTATTATGACTAAGGCAAGGGGTTTCCTATTGGAGACTCCACCTCAACAGATTGTACTGGAGGATGTATGTTGAAAGTAGAAAATGTTAGCCAGTGGGCAGCTAACACAGTAAGCTTTGAAGATGTAGAGCCTGTATACCTACGGCTATCTAAGACCAATTGGTACGAGTTGGACGATAAACACTTTAGATGGGTAGAAGGCTCGTCTAAGCTAGAGGAAGCGTGGCTCAAGAAGTTTAGGAGTAAGTAATATGAAGACATTCAATGATCTATGTGCTGAATACTTTGAATCCTTTGACTTCAATGCATGTAAGGCTAACACTCAACGTGACTACATCTACTGGGCAGCACGACTAGGTAGTGTACCCGTAGGGGGCAAACTGTTCGGGTTTATGGATCCGAGCAAGATCAACACACCTATGTCACAGAAAGCTTATGAGTATTTACTTA